AGTCGAAAGTAAAAAATCTTTAATCATTGTTCAAATTTAAGCGGGTTAATAATTCTTCGATAACTAACCAACGTTCGATTGCTCTTTGGGTGTCGGTGTCTAAATGTCCGAATGCGTCGATATTTTCCTGCATCGTTTCGCGTAGTTCTTGCTCGTAGGCTTTAATAATTGTTTCCATAGCGTTTTTTTAATTGTTTAGTGAATAACTATACGCAAATATAAATACTAAGTTTCAATTGACCAAACTTTTTCAAAACTTTTTTTCGATTTTCAACAAAATAATTTATAACTCATTGATTAACAAGCGTTTTTAAGACATAAAAAAAGGGGTATTTCTACCCCCCCCTTAACGCTATGTTGCTAAATTACAAAGGAAATTTAAAACTATCTATGTTCTTTATCAACGAATTTTCAACTTCTTTGCATTCTATTTTTAAGATTCGACCTCCTAACGGCTTAACGGGCGCGCCTCGTTCGACGTGCCATCCGTGCGAGCCATCGCCGTATTCTTCTTTATAAGTACCCGTTAACATCGAATGAATGTACTTTTGTTTAACTGAGTAACCTAACTTTGCGTTATGGTTTAAGCACTCCCTTACGTCATTACGTGCGCTATTTTCGTGTATATGTCCCATTGTAAAAACGTCGAAATCTTCGTACATTTCCAAAGCGCGGGTAAGGTTTAACGCTCCTTTAGTAACTACTCCACCACCTCCGCTCCCGTGAAAATACTTAATTTTTGTACTTAATGAAACCGTTGAACGGAACATTTGTCTAACAATTATCCAACCTCCGTACCCGCCCGTATAAACTTGAGTTCCGTTTTTGTAGTTAAGTAGGTCTACGAATCTTTGAAGTAAATCCGTTTCTTGGAACTTAATTACTCCCGTTTCGTGGTTGCCATATCCGATAACTTTAATGATTCCCGCGTATGGGGAAAACCATTCTACCGCAGTTTCTACGATACTATCTAAGTACCTTCCGTTATTGTGTTCGGTTCTAATGTCCGATTTATTGCGTCGATTATCGCCGCGCCCTTGCATTAAACAAAAGAAATCCCCGTTTATTACTACGGGAATATTATTCGACTTGCAAAATTCTAAATGCCTCTTTAATAAATCGCGTTCGCATTTAGGATTGTCCCAATGAATATCCGATAACATAGCAACGTGCGCCGTTTTACCGTCTATCCTTAATTCGTGGATGTTTCGTCCGTGTTTTATTACCTCCATAATTTCATAAATAGTTTGATTCTACCGATAAAAGTAGGCGATAAAATGTAACGAACCAAAAACCCAACACAAAACGCCACAATAACCCACCACAAACGGAACTTATATTTAACAACTTGTTGCGCCTTAGCGGTCTTCCATTCGGTTTTTCCTTTGATTCGAAGCGTCTTCACGCGTTCTTTGTATTCGATTCGCGTTTGCCAACGTGTCTTCGGCACATAAACATTTTGAAATTTTATCACGGTATCGCGATACGCGATAAACTTTTCCCAAACGATTGAATCGTGACTAATCACGGGAAACGAATCAACGGTTGCAATTCGAATCGTGTCGGTGTCTTGTGTCAATTTTGCGCCGTGTTTAAGCGCTTTTCTTACGTGGTATTGTGCCAAGCGTTCACTTGAACACGAAAAGAGCGTTAAAACGCCTAAAATCGCTATTATTCGAATCATAAATTTTTGAGCATTTGAATCATTCGCGGGCAAGGGTAAATATCTGATTTGTCTTTACGAACTGAATTATGCGTAAATATGCCCGCAGTGCCTTTAAATGCTTCTTTGTCTATTTGGAAAATTTCGCTTCTATAAGACTTTGGAATTTTGTAAGTGTCGCAAAGGTAAACGAGTAATTGTCGGGTGCTTTCTATTTGGGCATCCGTGTATTTTTCCCAATGTAAATACCCCTTGTATGGTTGTTCTAAGGTAGTAACGTTTTTGGGGTCTACCACTGTGTTAACGTAGTTGTAAAATTTTCCGTTGCGGAATTTTAACGGACCAAAGTTACAAACTTCAATGCCTACCGAACTTTTATTTAGATTTTGATAAGGCGCTCCGTTCTTTGCGAAATCTTCGGAATCTATTCCTAAATGCCACGCCCAATGTTTACTCGAAAAGCATTGTACTATTTCTCCATTATTAGCTATAACAAAAGCCGTTGCTATCCGTGTTTCGTTAGAATTCCAAAATTGACTAACCGCTCTTGCGTTTCCCCCGCCTGCAGTATGGTGTAAATAGATTTGTTTCTTTGTGACTTCTTCTTGGAAGTATTGCGATTTATCCAACGGAACTTGGATTATTTTACTAGTGTCTAATTTCGTCGCTATCATTTTTTAACTCTTTTGCTCGACTTAATAATTTTTTCAAACTTACCCAAAGGTCAATACCTCTAACGGCTTTGTAATTTTCGTTAATACTTACAACTTCTATCGAAATTAAAACCAACGAAAGAACCTTAGTTAATAGTAATTCGGTTGTAAAGATAGATTTTAAAATGTCATTTAAAATAAAATAATCAATAAGAAAAAATAAAATAATAGTAAGTTGATATAAAAACATTTTCGATATTACCGCGCTTAACCTTCTAGAGCGTATAGGAACTCCGTTTTTACGGCTTTTCCAAATACCTGTAATAGTATCTAAAAAGATAGCAAAACCAACCGCTAAAACCATTCCTGTAATAGGCATAAAAAAGGCTAAAACGATTCCCAAAAGGGAAAGCCATTTAGTTTGAATCGTCGTTAGTAAAATCGTCGCGGTTGCTTTCATAAGATTGTAATAATTGAAAAGTAAGTAGGCAAATGTATGCGGCTGCCAAAATACGTACGTAGCTTTGTTCCCCTTCTAATAAAGCAACAAAACAACCCGCATAAGCCAAAACAAAATACATTCCCGCTACCCCTTTATAATTCATTTGTATAGGTAATCAATAAATAATTGAATCGTGCTAAATTCTTGTTCGTCAATGGTTACGAAAGTATCTAGTAAAATCGTTCCTCTATCGGTAGGAAAATGCGCCTGCGTAGTGTCTAATACTTCGGCATCCCCCTCTAGTAAATACTCGGTTTCGTGCATTACAAACCCGCTTTGAATTTTGGTTATGTTAATCATATTTTTGAACTATTACGCGTTTGAAATTTCCGTTGTCGGGTGTTGTCGTTCCATTGCTGATTGCAAAAATCAAATAATTGTCAACCAATGGATTAAATGCAGTTAAGGTTATTCCGCTTAACGAGTAATCAGTTGCAGCACTTGTACCCGCTAAAAAAGAATTTAAGTTTGTGCCATCGAAAAAAATGTTTCTTTCGAACCTTTGGAAATAAACACTTGTTGACATTCCACCGCCCGCTCCAAGTAACGTTGCGCCCGTTAAAGTGTTAGCCGTGTTAACGTAGTAACGTGGGGTAGTAACCCCCGTACCCGCCGTTTTGTTTATGAATGCTTTAATATAAATAGTATTATTTGCTACTAACGTTCCCGCAGGAATTAAAACGGACGCGCTTATTTGTATGGTTGTTCCTGTAATTGCCGTTCCGTTAGCCGTTCCAATTGTACTAGGGTTTGTTTGAATCGTAATATTACCACTTCCTAGTAACGAATTCGAATTAATTGTTTTGATATTTGTACCCGAAACTAGCTCCGTTTGCATTCCCGTTTGAGCGCTTGCAATTACTTCCGCTCCCGTTACGTATTTACTTGCGTAACCATCCGTAATTACTTCGGAAATTTCTAGTAAATCGGTAGAAGATAGGTTAGCGCCCTTTGCCGTTAATTGGCTTATTTTTTTCTCCATTCGTTAGTTTTTTAACAAGTTTTTGTAACTTAATTATATTGCTTTTCTTTGGCTCGTATTGCTTTTTCATATAACCCAACCTGTATAGTTTGAATCCGTGTTTGGATAAATATCGTTGTTCGTGTTTGTGTAATATTCAGGAAACGTGTTACCCGAAAAAATCATAAATTGAACAAACCTCTCAGTGTAATTTTGCGCTAAGTATCTTTGTTTGTCTATAAGAAAATCCACCTCGTTTTTATCTACGTTTGAAGCGTTCTCCGAACTATGCTTAAAGATACCTTTGTTCGCCATTGTATAAGCCATAAACGGAAGGTACTCTACCATCGCCCAATGAATAAGCATAGGCTTTAAGTAGGTTTCGACTAAATCTAAATAAGGGTTAGCCAAAGTTCCCGCTACTATATCCGCTTTGATTTTCTCAAGTAATTGCGTTCCCGTATACTGCTGAATATGGATGTCCTGAGCAACTTTAATCCATTGAATAAAGGTATCGGTATCTATGTTGCCGTTTAGTGCGGTAAATCGCACCAAATCGTCTCTTGTAATTAGTAATGCTTCTGCCATTTCTATTTAGGTAAAAAACCTCGGTTCGGCATATCTATTGGACGTGTCGAAACCAATGCGTTATTTTTAATTTTGTATCCGAATTTTTCCGCTTTTTTAACTGCTATTCTTTTTGCGTTTGGGCTATTAACGTCTATTCCAAACTTACTATCGAACTGAGCATAAACTTGCTTATTCCAACGATGGTGGCAATTAGGACCTCCTTTGTATAACCAAATATCGTACGTTAAATTTCCTTTTGGACCAAAGCCTATTTGTTCGCCTTCCGCATTAACGTAGAATCCGTTTACTATACTTTTACTCATACGTTGAATGTCTTCTTTTCGGTAAATCTTTTTAGCGCTTTTCATTAGTTTACAAAAAGGGCGAGTTTTACCGCTTTTACCGCCGTCTTCGCCTTCGTAAACATAACGAGTAATAAACTTTACTCCTTCGATAACTTCGTCTTGTTCCGACTTTGCGTTGGGAAATGCAACGCCTGTATTTACTAATTCTACTAACTTAGAAAATAAACTTTTTTCACCTCTTAACAAAGCGTTTTCTTTTTCGTCCGTGTCATAATCAACAGGCGCTTCGTCTATTAATAACCAATCTTCCTGCGGTTCTTCTCCGAATTCCTGCAAGGCTAACGCTATTTGTTCCTCGGTGCTTTGTGCTTTTAATTCAGTTGCATCCGCTCCCGTTTCCTCGGTTACTTGTTCTTCCGTAGTTGCGTTTTCAAGGTCGGTAAATTCTAAAGGTTTTAGCGTTCTAAAGAATAATTTTAAGGCTATTCCGTTAAACGCTAAGATTCGGTCGAAAGCCTCTATTATTTCGTCTTGAAATGGCTTAATAACCATATTATTAAATAGAATAAAAGAGTTTTGCAGTTCGTCTGCGTTTGAACTAAACCCGTTAGCCGAAGCAATACCAAAAAGTAACGGGCTTGTAACGTTATGCCCTAACATTATTTTGCGTAAACATTCCTCGCTTAAATAGGTGTAATGGTCGGGCGCGTCGTTTAATGGAATATCGTCCACCGTTGTTTTAGATTCTTGGTTTTGGTTAAACGCTACAATAACTTTTTGCCCTTTTGAGCCTGTAAGTTTAGATAAAACCTTTTGGCTAATTAAATCCTGTTGTTCTTCGCTCGGAACCCCGTTGTTAAAGTTAACCACCTTAGTCCCGCTGAATCCGTTTTGAACTTCGTTAATTAGATAGTCGCTTATTTCCTCTTCAAGAACGCAATAGGGAACTGCCCCTTGGTAGTCGCAGTAGGCATAGTATTTCATCCCAACCCCGTAAGGCTTAACGAACATTATTTCTACTTTGTCTTTAGAATGTCCAAACGCGGGAATTCGCGTAGGAGGGAACTTGCGTACATCTTCCCAATTATCGGAATAGTAATAACCCGTAATTTCGCCTTTTTCGTTACATTTTTCCGCACGTAATAAGTTAACGGGAATGTGGTAAACCTTTAATACTTTATCGTGCTTTTCGTTGTAATGAACTTGCATTGCAAACTGCCCGAATAACTTGCGGTCGAATACCATTTTACGCAAGCATTCCGCACTAAACAAGGTCATTAATTGAGCGTACTCGTTAGGCTTACGCGAAGCATCTAACGCGCTTAAACCTTTGCCGTAAATTAAACGGCTTACGTTGTTTATTATCGCGCTATTTGTGGTGGATTTCGTGTACCTATCAATTAGGTAATTAAAGTAATTGTTATCTTCCCCAAATTCTACCCATGCATCGCGTTTAGATTCTTGGATAGTCGGTTGTTGGTATTCTGCTAATTGTAAAACGTGAACGTTATTCATACATTATAAAGTCGTTAGTTGTTTGGTTTGAAATGTACTCCCCGTCGTTAACCGAAAACGTGTCTATCGGTTGGTTAGTACAAAACATTCGTTCTTTTAATAGTAAATTTCCTCCCCCGTCTTTAATTACCGCCCAATAAAAATGATTCTCCAAGGTTGGTAAAACCCCACTAAACGAATGCACGTAATCGCCCGTAGTAAATAACCCCGCAACGGGTACGGTATCGTTCGTGTTTTCGTCCGTTAGTTCGAGCGTTACACCGCTTCCGAACCTAAGAATAAAGTTAAACGTTTGAGTTACGTTAGTTTGTTGAACTACTATCATATTATAATAACTCTTTAACGTGTTTTTTGTGCAATAAAAAAGGGGGTTGTTAACCCCCTCTTTACCTTTTTAGAACATCTTATGAATTAACTACCGTAGGGTTGTTAAGCAAAGTTACTAATTGCGCTTCGGTTGCCGCATCTAGGAAATTCGCAGGGGTTGCCTCTTGACCTGTGAAAGTCAAAGAGTACCCGTTCATGTCACCTAACGCAGTTCCGTTGGAAATAGTACCCGCGGTTACGTCCATTCCTCTCAAAAGTCCTGCAATAAAGTATTGCCCGTTGTTGTTTTCAACGATAATGTTAGGGCGTCCGTAAGAAAGCAATTTAATTTGTTTGTGCGTAATCGCGTCTTGCTTTTTAAGCATAACGGTTAATACTTGCTCGAAGAAAGTAGTTCCGTTTTCGCGTGAACTTGTAATTGTTTGCTCGAAGGAGTTAGTTCCCTTAAGTTCAAACTTGTAAATAGAAGACAAAGCAGGCAAAGTAATTGCCGTAATTTGGTCTTCGTAACCTGCCGTAGTATCGTAGGTAATATCGGTTTCGTCGTAAAGCCCGTAGTTAAGAATGTAAAGGTTTTTTAACCCCCCTACCGCATCTTTACAAGGCTCAATTCTTCCGTGGCTAATGTCGCAGCTCATAATTTAAATTTTTTATTTGTTAAAAAAAAAGGGTGGCAGTTTTATCCACCACCCCGTTATATTTTAGTTATGTGGATTATCCGTAAACTACGATATCTTCGATAACTCCGTATTGCGCTCCCGCTGCATATCGCATGATAACACGTACGTTATCATCGCCCAAAGTAGCTGAAGTGTCAATTACTCTAACTTCTTGAGTGTCGCTCAACAAAGAACATCCAAAGTAAAGGTTAGAAGTAGTTGTAGCCATAGCGGTATTATTCGCAAGTCCGTTAGCCATAAAGATTGGAATACCATTAAAGCTAAGGTTTCCGTTAGTGTACCACATAGTACCTTGAGCATTGATACCCGCGTTAGCAAGGGAACCTGAACCCGCAGCACCAAAACCACCCAAAGCAGAAATATACGCTTTTACGAAGTTTTGAGAAAGGTAAATTTTCAAATCAGGCTTTCCGTACAAAGAAGCAGGAATAGCGTCTACAATAGCTTGTAATTCACCTACTACGTTCAAAGGAGTAATTGGAGAAGAAGGCACTAATTGACCCGCAGGCAATGCAGGGTCTGCTAAAGCAGTTACGTACAACCCGTCGAATTGACCTGAAGTTGACGCGGAACCTTGCCAAATAGATACCTCGTTAGCGGCGGCAACTTTTTCAGCAGCGTAAGCTATAAGGTAATCAGCGAAAGATTTAGGCAAAGTGTCAAAAGAAGAATAACCCATTTCGATAGATTGCCAAGTAGAATGAAACTCTTTTTTACAAAGTGTCATGTTTACTTGAAGGTCTTTAACCTCAAGAACTCGCTCGGTTAAGTTTACTTGTCCTGCAGGGTTAAAGTCGCACGTAGCGTCCTGCAAAAAGTTTGTTGTTTCAAGACGTTGAATAACGCTTTTGAATTTTACGTTAGGCATAACGGTTACACCGCCACCCTCGATAGTTGGTGCGCTCAAAAGAGCCGCAGAAACGTACTTACCTGCCCACTGACCTGCGTACGTTGTTGTAATGTTTGGATTTGGCATTTTTTCTAATTTTTAGATTATTTATACATTTTGTTTAATACGGAATCCATTATTCCGCGTGGTGCTTTAGCGCCTATCTTAACGAAGTCCGCTTTAGCTTCATTTTCAGGGTTAAACGCGATTGGTTCGGGTGTTTCGCTAAGTTCGGTCGCTTCGGTTGCAACTACGTTAACTTTGGAAAGTTTAGCCAATTCAGCTTTTAACAATTCGTTTTCTTCTTTAAGTTTTTCCATTTCGCTAAAGAACGTTTCTTTAACTATAGATTCAATAGTTTTCTTTGGAGCAGATACGGGTGCGCTCATTTCTTCTTCGGGCATAGGCTCGGTTACTTCCTCTTTGGTTTCTTCTTCTACTTCCTCTACTTCTTCCTCTTTTTCTTTAACCTCGGAAATAATACCTTCCTCTACTACTACCAAAATACGTCCGTCTTCTAGTTCGTATTCGCCAACGGGAACGGCAATTTTTTGCTCGTCTTCCGTTACTACAAAAACCTCTTTTCCTGCTTCAAAGGTTTCGGCTTCGATTTTCGTAACCCCGTCGCCCATAAGCATTTGCTCTAAGTTAATTTCTTTACTTAGTAGGCTTTTAATGTGTTGTAAAAGTGTGCTATTTTTCATTTGTGTTTATTTATTTATTAAAATTTTCTAAATCGCAGCTATTTTAACCGCATTTGATTTACTATCTAATGAATCTTTTAATCCGAATTCAATTAATCCCTTAAGTTTGGTTATATCGTTAGGAAGTTGAACTCCTAATTCTTTAGACATTTTTTCTAATTGACTATATTTATCTAATGCTTTTTTATATTCATCTGCGGTTTTTTGAAATGAAGATTCCATTTTACTTGCAAAAGACATTAATTGGTCTGTGTTTGCTTTGTAAGATTTGTTAGCAGCATTGTATAAATTTTGCACGTCCTCAACTAAAGCCAACTCGACTTCGTGTTTACCTAACTCAACTTTGTTAGCTTGAATTTCGTCCGCTCGGTTAATTTTGTCTAAAATGTTTTTCATAACTTAATAACTTATTTGATTTTTGTTTGTTGCATTTTTACGGCAAAGGATTCCAATTTGGCGCGGGTGGTTGTGGTGGTGTAACATCCCCTCCTATACCTTGGTTTTGTAGTTCGCCTGTACAACATTTACGCCTGTATTTTCCGTCTTTACATAGGCAGGCTCTTTTACCACTTGTACGGCTTGCCCTTGGTTTATTTCCGTTTTCATTCATCCTTGACCTTTATTTAGTTTAACGTAATTCTTTGAACTCTTTAGTTTGCTCGTTTTACTTTTGGCGTGTACGTTAGGACGTTTTACCTTGGGTTTTGCAACGTGAACTTTAACGTTAGTTTGCTTTGCCATTTTTTATTTGTTCTAATTTACGTTGCGCCCATTCTATACCTTCGTCTCCACCCCAAGCTAACCACATTAAACGTCCACACCCGTCGCCTAATTCCTTTTGTGAATTTTGGCGGTGGCGTTCAAAACTTGCCATACGGGAAATTGTTTCTTCGCTTATTGGTTCAGCGTTGGCTAATTGGTTTGCACGTTGTTTACCTACGTCAGTTCCGCATTCTCCCCAACCGTTTTCTTCTGCGTACCTAATTGCTATCTTTGCGTTTTCTATTGCGCCTTTTGGATAGTCCGTGTAAGATTCAAGTTCAACTCCTAACAACCTTTTGAGTTCGTTTATTACTTCGGTAGCTTCGGCTTCTTCTGCGCTCATTTCGAACTTATCCGCAAAGTAACCTTCGATAGAAAAGCCTTTTACTTTACCCTCTTTAACATCGTTCCAAATTTCCTCGTTATTTACTTTCATCGAAATCATCCAAGTTCCTTTAGGCAAGTCGAATCCGTATAGTTTGCTTTTGTCTTTTTCTTCGTCTTCGATTATCCAACTTTCTACAACGCTTAAACCTGTAACCTTTTTTTCGTGTTCGTAGGTTGCGTTATTTTGGTTTGAGTTGATTAAAAAAAGTTCGCTCGCTTTTCGAATCGTGTCGGAACTAAAGTAAATATAGTATTCTTCGTTCTTTGAATTTCTGCGGTAAATTTGTTTATTAGGCACTAAAGCCGCGCCCATTAGAATTCTCTTTTCGGAATCTACCTCCTTTAATTCGATTTCGTGTTTTTTTAAGGCTACAAAGTTTTCCTCGATAGCGGGCGAATGTACAACGCTTACCGCGTCTATTCCGCTCTGCGGGTCTTCATCGTCTATAATGAGTTCAATAATTCTCATAACTTAATAATTTTAATTTGCTTAAAGTGTTGCGTTTTGTATTCTGTTTCTATCCAAACTCTGAGCGCTTGTTACTTCGCCACTAACTACGAATGCTTGCGTGGGTTGTTGTTGAAGTTGGGCTAATTGGTTTAGTCCGTTATTTCCTACAACGTTAAAGTTAGGGGCTTGCATTCCACCGCCTGCGGAAAGAGAACCACCACTAACACCGCCACCACCGCCACCACCACCCGAAGAACCTCCACCTTCGAATTTTTGAGCGCCAATTTTAGCGACATTAACTAAACCCGCTGCAACGGCTAACCCTGCTGCTATTCCACCTCGAACGGGTGAACTTGGGTCGGGTAATGGCAAGAATTGCGAACCATAGGCTGCGGTTGCATTCATATAAGTGTCGATTAAGGCGCTTGCCATTTGAGCGGCTTTCTTTACCTTGAATGCTTTACGTGCGCTTTCTATTCCTTTTTTTCCGAATAAGTCGGTAAGGTCTTGAATAATGGTTAAGCCTTGTTTTGCAAAACCTACATTTCTTTCAAGTTCTGCGCGTTTACGCTCTTCGTTTTCTTTGTCGTACTTTTGATTAATAGCGGCTACCTCCCTTCCTCTCATTTCGGCTATCGTTTTTTCGGCATCCGCGTTACCTTTAGCCATACGCTCCATTTCGGCGTATTTTTCTGAAATCAAATAAAGTTCTTTGTCTTGAGCGGTTAAACTTGCTTGGTAGTTTTCTTCCTCCATTCGCTCGATTTCCATATCAAATGCTAACTTTCTTTGCTTTTCATCGTCTTGCATTTTCTTTTGAAAATCCTCCGCACGTTTTTTTACTTCGGCTTGGTACTTTTCGTCAATCGCTAATAAATCTTTGTTTAAAAGTTCCTTAGCGTTTTTTAAAATATCTTTTTCCTGTTGGGTTAATTTATTATAAGCGTTAATTTGTAATTCTTCCGTTAATTTATTGTAAGTTTCACGGCTTATTTTTCCTTCTTTGTATTGGTTATCTAAAGCGGTTTGTTCTTCCTTTGTACGTTCTTTTAAAAAGTTGTCGCGGTAGTCGTTAAATTGGTCTTCGCGTAATGCTTTTTCTTTTTCTATTCCGTCTTGCATTAACGCCAACCTTTGATTTTCTGCTTCTTCTTCTAATTTTGCAGCGTCTTCGTTTTGTTTTTGTAGGTTGGTTACGTAATCTTCGCGTTTTTTCTTAGCTGCTTCCCTCGCTTTTTCGGCGGCGGCTTGTGCTGCTTCTGCGGATTTCTTATTATTGTTTACTTCATTAATTAATAATTGGTTTTGTGCATCTTTGATTCCCTCGGTTAATTCAATGCGTTGTTTTTTTATATCTTCATATCTTTTAATTGATTCACTATCAGTACCTACCAATTTTTTTAAAGTGTTTACTGTTTGCTCGGAAGCCCGTATTTCTAACTCAATTTCTTTAAGTTTTTCCTTTTGATATTTAATCGATTCTTCAATTTTGAGTTTAGTTAGTTTTTTAGTATCCTTACCTTGCGCGTCCATTAAAGCAATTTCGCGCTCGTATTGTTTTTGGCTTGAGTTAAATTGCGCCTCCCTTGCGGCAGCTAATTCTTCACGTGCTTGTTTTTCTGCTTCTAAACGAGCCATTTCATTTTCGTGCGCTTCTTCGCCTGCAAAATCAGTAAAGCCTAAAAAGTCACCAATCGCTTTTAAAGATTCGATAACGGGTTGTAGCGCATCTAACAACAAATCAAAGTTTGCGATTAGTAACCCAACCGCTACAATTATAGCACCTATTCCCGTACTAATTAAAGCAGCACGAAAAGCCTTTAACGCTCCACTTCCTGCGCCCACTACAAAATTATAGGCAGTTTGAACTCCCGTTAAAACTTTTTGCGCCAACGAAGTTTCTTTAATTCGACTATATAGGTTTTTCA